TGCTGACTGCATTCTGTTTTTAAAGAAGGGGAGTTAGCTCGATCACTTAACACCCATCGCGTTCTGCAACTAGCTGCGCTCCAATGGAGCTAGACCTTCCTCTTGCATCGAGTCGGTTCAGGGGCCGTATCGCTACCCCTTTGGTCGTTTCGCGTTCGTTGCTGCGATGAGTGAATTATGCAGTAATGCATGGAATAGTCAAGCAGTAATGCATGAGTCCAGGCAAAAAAGTGCTTGGCCTGAAGTTGTTTTTATGCAATTACGAATGAAATCATGAATGTAGGGGCGTAAAAAAACCGCCTGCTGAGGCGGTCTTTACTTGAAGCGAACTGGAAAGTGCCTACTCAGGCTTCCATTTGCTGGGCGGCACGACGGCGCTGATGGCTTGCATGTCATCTAGGTCGTCCATGTCTATCGTCATTCTTTCACCGCCGTTCACACTCATGAGCTCGATGGTGTCGGGGCGGCGATATAGGAACTCCTTGACCATCTTCGCCCCGTTGGTGAGCTTGATCAACACGTACTCACCTTCGCTGGGCGTGCCGCTTGGTTCAACAATTACGTACCAGCCATCACGGATAGCCGGCGCCATGCTATTGCCACGCACCTTCAATCCATATGAGTGCTTGTCATTGCTATAGAAATCAATCTGCCCATCACCTGCACCAGCGATGGAGCTGATTTCCTCATAGAAACCATCATGTCCCATCTTTGCCGTCCCCACGACTGGAATATTTCGTTTTTGTTGTGATGGCATGCCTGCGTAAGTCGGCGCGTCGGCAAAGCCTCGTTCGATTCCAAGCTCTATGGCGCAATCTGTGGCGGCCTTATCCGTTTGGAAGACAGAAGGGTCCACGCCAAAGTATTCGGCAACAGGCCGCAAGGTCTCTGCACGGGGAATTTTGCCAGCGATGAGACGGCTCATAGCGGACTGAAGACCGCCTCCGCCAAGCTGAGCCGCGAGGCCATTGGACGTTAGTCCGCGCTTGGCCAAAAGCGCTTCTAGAAGTTGTCCTGGAGTCATGCAGATATTTTCCATATCAGTCATTCAAAAATGCTTGCTTAACCCATGCATATGTGCATAATGACTGCATGAAAAAGATTCAGAAGCTCATCCATGATCTGCGCATCCATCAATCGCAAGAGGAAATAGCGTCCAAGGTGAACGCTTCGCAGTCTCTGATCTCCCGTTGGGAGTCGGGCGGCGTGCCAAGCGCTGCCGAGATCGCATTGAATCTTGTGAAGCTGCACCGCCAGACCGCGTCAAAGCGCAAGGAGGCCGCATGACAGTGTCACGCCTCCCACTGCCGATGGCATATGCAGACCCTGCATTTGGCGCCTGCATCGCAGTGGCCCTGGATACCCCAGAACTCATCACGCAGTTTGACCGCCTCTATGGCGCTCGTTTGATGAGCGGGAAGCCAAGCCAGGCTGACATGGGTGGCTTTGTGAACTTCGTCCACCGCTGCCTTTACATGGCTGTCTCGGACGAATGCATCCACTCGATGCGCATGAAAGCGGTCAGTTCTGCTCATAGCGCAACACCTCCCTGACGCCGCACACGCCGCGCCATAGCACGCCGAGCAGCACCGCTCACAGGCAACTCAGCCTCCGACACCTCTAACCGAAACACCGGCCGGGCCACACCGGCACTGTCTACCAGGATCAAGCAATGACTGACTACGACGACACCCCCATGCTTGCACGCGGCATTGCTGGTCCGTTGGGCAAGCTCACTGAGGAGCAGAAGACCAAGATTGACTCGATCACGCAAGAGCTTTGGCTTCAGTACTGCGCGAGCATCCGTTCCAATCCCGCCACGTTGATTCGTGACTTCATTTACATGACTGTCCACAAGAAAACGTACCGGCAACTGGTGATGGAGAAAACTGCTCATGAAGCTCAGTGTATTGAAGCGCTCTCGAAGCTCATAGGCTCTTTTGAGGCCCCTGAATCTGGAGGCGCTCGTGGCTGAGTCCATCAAGACCCTCACCCCAGCCGTGCTCCATTCACAGGCCAACTATGCAGCTGCGCAAGGTGTGCCGCTGAACGAAGCAAACCACCACGAGCAGGGCACACAACTGTGGCACCTCTTCAACAACGCATACCGCCAGGCGGTGCATGCGGCTGACTGCGAGGTGCGGAAATGATGGGCTCCCATAACGCATCCTCGGCCCCAGAAAACATCATCGCTGTAGCGGTTGATTTGGTGGTTGTGCAAGATCGATTCCGCAAGGACTTTGGTGACATAGACGCACTCGCTGCAAGCATCAAAGAGCTCGGTCTGTTGCAGCCTATTGGCATCGACTCGGCCTACCGACTGGTGTTCGGCGAGCGCCGTCTGCGCGCAGTAAAGCAACTGGGTCTGGACAAGATCAAGGCCCGCTTTGTGAACCTGAATTCGTTGCTAAAGGGCGAACTGGCTGAGAACGAACTCCGCAAGGACTTCACGCCTTCTGAGCGCGTGGCGATTGGTGAAGCGATTGAGTCCGAGGTGAAAGCGGAGGCCGACAAGCGCATGAAGTCTGGTGTTGAGAACCCTCAGGAAAATTTTCCTGAGGGTGGTCAGACACGCGATCTTGTGGCCAAGGCCACCGGCTTCGGCAACGGCAAGACCTACGAGCAGGCCAAGAAGGTGGTGCAGCAAGCAGTTCCAGAACTCGTCCAGGCCATGGATAGCGGCAAGGCATCAATCTCGGCAGCGGCCCTTGTTGCTGAATTGCCTGAGCCAGAGCAGCGCGCTGCAGTTGAATCTGGCCGCGTCAAAGAAGTGGCCAAGGCCGCCCGCCACGCCGGCAAGCCTAAGACAGGCCCAAAGGCTGATGCCATCCGCGAAGAACTTAAAGCCGCCCAAGAGCGCGGCGTATCGATGTTGTGCACCTACGCACGACTGCTGCTTAGCGCAATCAATGCCGCTGAGAGCTTTTCCGAAGAAGAGCGCGAACTCCTCGCCGAGGTGGAAGGCGCCATTTCGACAACTAAAGGTACTTTGCTATGAAGACTGAAATCATCAACGTGACTCCCGCGATGGCTGCTGAATGGCTGAGCCGCAACACAAGCAACCGCACACTGCGCAGAACAACCGTGGAGGGCTTGAAGGCGGCATTTAAGCGGGGTGAGTACGTGGCTACCCATCAGGGCATCGCGTTCTCTACAACTGGTGTGCTGCTCGATGGACAACATCGTCTGACTGCTATTTCTGAACTGCGAGACGGATCTTTTCCGATGTTGGTAACGCACGGTCTGTCGGATGAAGCTTTCAAGGCGATGGACATTGGCGTGAAGCGAACTGCTGCGGATGCGCTGCGTTCCGAAGATCGTCGCCTTGTGGAGACCGCACGCCTGATCGCTGCAATCTGCGTTCACAACAAGTCGAGCGTCACCCCGACGATGTTGATCCCGATCATTGAACATATCAAGCGCCATCACGACGCTTTGCTGGCCTTCTGCCCCACTGCAGCGAGAACTTGGAGTTCAGCGCCGGTACGCCTGGCAGCAGTGATTTCCATGAAGAACGGTGTAGACATTGACTATGTGCGCAGCGTCTACCGCGCACTGGTGATGAGCCACTTCGACGCCATGCCGCCAGTCGCTCAGTCGCTGTACCGCTCGCATGTGGATGGCCGGATCCGCGCCTCCGACACCGCTGACATGCTAGGCCGATGCCTGATCGCTTTTTCTCCTGAGAAAGCAAAGCTCACCAAGGTGCAAATCAAGGACTCGACTGCCTCGTTCTCCCAAGTGCGCGTCATCTTCGGATGGACGGTCCAGACAGAAGAAGTCCCAGAAAAGAAAAAGGCTGCACGGGGAGGTGCAGCCAAGGGTACTTTGCAGGCCGATTTTCGCACAGATTACTGCTGAGCGTAAGCCCTAAAGAGAGAACCCGCACCGGCGGCAACCGAGCGGGTTTCATTGACCAAGTAAGCGAGTAACTCAAATGGCACTAGCGCAAGTCTATCAATTCCCACCGTTAGAGGCAAGTCCCAAAGTGGCAGTAGTCAAACGACCATCATTCCAGTTCTACCCAGCAGACTGGCGCAAAGATCCAGCCCTTGCGGCTTGCTCTTTGGCAGCTCGCGGCCTGTGGATGGAGCTGCTGTGCATTGCGCACGAGTCTGAGCGTTATGGCTACTTGTCCATCAATGGCAAGGCCATGACGCCAGCACAACTGGCACGCATCGTTGGCGAGACGCCTGCACTTGTCACCAAGTTGCTGCGCGAAATCGAGGATGCCGGCGTGCTCTCCCGCACTGAGGATGGAATCATTTTCAGCCGTCGCATGGTGCGTGACGAAGAGCTCCGAAACATCCGTGCTGCCAATGGAGTAAAGGGGGCTGAGCATGGGAAGAAGGGGGCTTCTCACGGGGTTAAAGGGGGGCGTCCAGTCAAAGCAACTGCTGGAGAAATAACCCCCCTAGAAACCCCCCAAGAAGATAGAAAAGAACCCCCCCCTTCATCTTCTTCTTCATCTTCTATTAATTCCGTAGCTGAAGCTACGGGCGGCAAGCCGCCAAAGATCACTGATCCTGCCGAGATCATTTTTGGCTACGGACTCTCGATGCTGGTGAGCGGTGGCACTGCCGAGAAGCAGGCGCGCTCCTTCCTTGGTGGGCTGCGAAAAATGCATGGTGACGTGGCCTTGATTGACAAGCTGCGTGACTGCGCGAAGGCCAAGCCCCTGCAGCCGCTGGAGTGGCTCGCAGCAGCTCTGCCGCCACCGGCAGTCGATGTCAAAGCCACGGGCAAGACCGAGAACTTTGATGCCAAGGACTACGGTTCTGGCGTGGGGACGATCTGATGCAAACCATTGAATCTCTGGTGCGCCGCACCGACAACATCGTGATGGCCAGCAACCCTCAGGTCGGAGAGCCCGTTTATGCAACGCGCACTTGCGACAAGCACGGCGAGTACCAGGCCAAGCAGCTGATCCCAGGCCGCTTTGCAATGTGCCCAACGTGCCGTGCTGACAGCGAAGAGTCTGAGAAGCGCGAGCGTGAGGCGGCTGCAGCAGCTGCCCGACGCAGCAGCCACATGGCACGCCTTGGTCGCGCCGGCATCCCCGAGCGCTTCCACGACCGCACGCTGGAGAACTTCATTGCGGAGAACTCAGGCCAGCGCGAAGCATTGGACTTTGCGCTGAACTACACGGCGAATGTTGCGGAAACCTTGAAGGCAGGCCGATGCGCGCTGTTCACCGGTAAGCCTGGCACGGGCAAAACCCACTTGGCAATCGGCATCGGCCGCAAGGTCATGCAACTCCCCAATGCTGATGTGCTGTTCATCACCGTGATGCGCGCCATTCGGTCGATCAAAGACACCTGGGCCAAGGGCAGCGAGCAGAGCGAATCACAGGCCATTGAGGCGCTGGTGGCTCCGGATCTGCTGATCCTCGATGAGGTGGGCGTCCAGTACGGCTCCGACTTCGAGAAAAACATGCTGTTCGATGTGCTGAATGACCGCTACGAGAAGCGCCGGCCTACCTTCTTCCTGTCCAACCTGACCAAGGACGAGGTGGCTGCGTACCTGGGTGAGCGCGTGATGGATCGGCTGCGCGAAGACGGCGGTGCGGTGATCCCGTTCAACTGGAGCAGCTATCGCGGGCGCAACAAGGAGGCGAAGTAAACATGAAGTCAACGACACCTTTGACCTATCGCCAACGGGACGTACTGCACTTCATGCGCTGCTTCCTGCTGGAGAACGACCAACTGCCGCCGATGCATGCCATCGCTGAGCACTTCGGCAACAGCTCCCCAAATAGCGCTCAGAGCCACATCAACGCCCTGGAGCGCAAAGGCTTCATCGAGCGGAATGCCGTGGGCAAGTACAGGTTTGTTCGTGACCGGGTTATGGCGGCAACTGAGGATTCCAAATGATCAAGCAGCACCAAATTTACACGCTCCCAAGCGGGGCAATAGTGAAGGTCAACAGCAAGGCAGAGGGATGCCCAGATTGGAACTGCAGCTACCAGGACAAAGGGCGCCAGGGTGTGCAGGTCAGCCTGAGTGAGGCTTTCATCAGCAAGTTTGCGGAGGTGTGGGGATGACTGAGCGTGAAATGTTGGAGCTGGCAGCCAAGGCTGCGGGCATCAATCTGGCAGACCACCAGCCAGTGTTGGCGCGAGATGGACAGAGCTATTTGCCGCCTGTTCTTGGGCGTTGGAATCCTCTTGAAAACGACGGCGATGCGCTGCGACTGGCTGTGAAGCTTCGCCTTTCAATCATTCAAGAGGAAGAGTTCCTGGAAGGAGTTCGTTACCCGACTGTGGAGGTGATGAGCGAGGAGAGGGAAGACGGATCTCGTATTTGCGCGATGCAATCGCTCGAAGTTGACGCCTCAGCGGCCACCCGCCTCGCCATTGTCCGAGCCGCAGCCGCCATCCAGCAAGCCAAGGAGGCGCAGTGACATGTGCAACCTGCAAACACTGGCAGCTAAAGGACTCGTCCGGCCAAACAACACCGATGGCAAAGCACCACATGGCGCCATGCGAGTTCGGCCCATCGTGGCGGTTCCTGCCACCACACCAAACATGCAACAGCCACCAGGCTGCACCGGTAAATGTGATCAAGGCCAGGGATGTCTGGCTCAACAGGAAGGGGTGAGGGGATGAAATATTGGATCAAAGCAATCGCATTCGACAGCTTGCTGGCATTGGCGCTGTATGCGTGGCTGGTGGAAGGCATCGAGGGCGCCGGCCGAGTGGCTCTCTTTTTCCTGTGGTTCACCGCAGTGATGCGCATTTTGGTTGGGTTGCTGGGCAACAAGACCATGTTCAAGGAGGTGCGTCCAGCAGGCTTTGGCGTCTATCACGCTTTCACCGATCTAGTGGTGGTGTGCCTGGTCGTATGGGTGGGCCACCTCTGGCTGGGTGCCATCTTGGCCGTTGGGTACTTCCTGGTTGAAGCTGCGCGTCAGAAAGAGCCAGCAGCTAAGGAGGCCGCATGAAGCCAAAACTGATCAAGAGCAACGGCATCTGGCACTGCGCACTGGTGTCGGCACTGCGTGGGTTCGTTGGCCTGGGCAGTACGCCGGCGGCCGCATACATGGACTGGCAGATGGGTGGTGCACGATGACCGCTGCACCAGCATCCAAGTCCGTGACCCTCGGCATCGACCCCGGCGCGAACACCGGCATGGCCACCTTCGTCGCTGGCCAGCTTGTTGCGCTGGATACGGTAGAGCCTCAACAAATCGAGCGCTTCATACGCGCCAAGGGGCCCGCCCGGGTCATCTTCGAGGACAGCCGCCTGCAGTCGCACACCTGGACCAATGCGCCCAGCCGCGCTGCGGCCGCCAAGATGGCGCGCAACGTCGGCCAGGTGGACGCCTGGTGCAACCTCATCACCGCCTTGTGCGCTGAGCTCAACATCCCGGCCCACGGTATCAGCCCGGCAGGGAAGGGCGCCAAGCTGGATGCAGAGTCGTTCAGGAAGGTGACCGGCTGGGCCGGCAAGACCAACGAGCACGCCCGTGACGCCGCGATGGTGGCCTGGCCATACCGGGGAGCGCGCAATGTCTGAGCAAATCGACCCACAGACAGCAGTTGACTACATGCTGAAAACGGCGCCGCGCTTCGCCAAAGCCCGCGCCGAACGCCTGCACCTCGAAGAATTCCGCAAATCCAAGAAGGCGCTGCTGATGAAGGACTCGGACGGCAAGACCGTGTCCGAGCGAGAGGCGGACGCATATGCCCACCCTGATTACCAAGAAGTGCTTGATGGCTACAAGGTCGCCGTCGAGGCCGAAGAAACCCTGCGCTGGAAGCTAAAAGCAGCCGAGCTGCAGGTGGAAATCTGGCGCAGCCAAGAAGCCAGCAACCGGGCTGAGGGGAGGGCGGTGCGATGAGCATTCTTCACACAATCGCCAATCAGCCGTGTCGTGATGCTCAGATTAAGGCATGGCTGAAGCCGCGCCTCAAGCGTCAAAACGACCAATGGGAATGCATGGGTCGTGGAACGACGGTAAAGAGCGTTTGCCCACGGGTGGCCTACAGCCTGTGGATTTGGGCTATGCAGCCGAATGTGATTTATGCGTCGGGTGAGGTGGCAGCATGACGCGCAGCGTGGTGAAGATCTGGACAACCCAGCTCCATGGCAGGACCGTGGTGGTGACCGAAAGATATGGCCCAGCGCCACGCAAGCGCTGGGAGGATGTGCCCGGCCCGGATGACGTGGACTATGGCGTCGAGCGTGAGGCACCTGTGGCCGAGGAGTCGCAGTGCTTAGACAGTGGGCTGGCGGGCGTCCTTTTGCTGGCTCTGCTGATGATGGCTGCCGTGATGTTCGTTTCTGCTGCAGTGAGGTGCGCAGCATGAAGCGCGGAGGATTCAAGCCCCGGACCTGGGCCCCAGCAGCCAAAGCGGTGCACGAGCCGCTTGCCAGCGCGCCGAACTACGCGCCCGCCACCGACGCAGCTGCACCGGTAGCAAAGGGCGAGTTCCTGCGCCATGAGGCCTACCGCCGGACAGTGGCAAGCCTGCCATGCTGCGCTTGCGGCATCGTGGGGTACAGCCAGGCAGCCCACGCTAACCATGGTAAGGGCGCTGGCATCAAAACTGACGACCGCACCTGCTTCGCGCTGTGCTGTGACCGCCCCGGTGTGAAGGGGTGCCATCCCAAGTTCGACCAGTACGAGCTTTACCCCAAAGCAGCCGCTGCCCTGGTGGCCGAAGCCTGGGGCGCCGACACCCGCCGCAAGATCGAGATGAAGGGCCAGTGGCCTGCAGATCTCCCGAAGTGGCCGACAGACCAAGAAATTGAAACGAAACCGGAGGTTCTATGACTGAAAAACTGACAGAAGCCAAAGAGCGCACCGCAAAGGCCCGTGTCTACGAGGCAGTCTGGGAGCTCTACGACATGGAGGCCCCAATCACCCGGGATGCAGTGGTCCGCCAGACTGGTCTCAAGACCGTGACAGTGGATGAAGCCCTGAAGTCTCTTAAGCGGGACGACAAGATCATCAGCATCGAGCGCGGGCTTTACGCGCCGGCAGAAGAGCCTGAGCAGTCCGAGGCCGTGAGCGTGACCATTCTCCCCAGGGGCTACGCCAAGATCGAGAAAGGGGATCAGGTGATGTCGCTGACCCCGGGGGAGTGGCGGCGCCTTGCACCGTTGGCGGCAGGCGCCTCGGCCCAGGCGGCAATCGTGGAGCACACCCATCAAACCATTCGCCTGGCGGATCAAGTAGAGAAGCTAAAGCGCCAAGTTGCCGGCCTAAAAGGGCTGCTTGAGGCAGATGGACGCCAACTCGCCATTCCTTTGTGATCAAGCCCCCGCGTAGGGTTCGACTCATAGAGGGAATTCTCCAAAACTAGGGGAAATGACCAAGGCCACCCCCAAAGACAATTCCGCCATCGATGCGCAAACCGCCGCTGCCTCTCGCACTGTGGCGGATTGGGAGCGCATCGAGCTGGATTACCGTGCTGGCATCAAGACTCTTCGCCAAATCGGTGAGGAGCATGGCATAACCCACGGGGCCATTAACAAGCGCGCAAAGCGGGATGGCTGGGAGCGAGACCTTTCTCAGAAGATCCACGCAAAGGCTGATGCGCTGGTATCCAAGGCGGCGGTATCCAGCGAAGTATCCAAAGAGACTCGTGCTGCGGAGAAGCAGGTCATCGAGGTCAATGCCCTGGCTGTTGCTGCTGTCCGGATCGGGCAGCGTGAGGATGTACAGAGAGCCCGGCGCTTGTGCATGAGCCTGTTGCAGGAGTTGGAGCAGCAAACCGAGAACGTACCCGAGCTTCATGAACTGGGCGAACTCCTGCGTAGCGAGGATGATCGCGGCCAGGACAAACGCAACGACATCTACCTTGCTGTAATCGGCCTGCCAGAGCGCACCAAGACCATGAAGGCACTCGCCGAGGCAATGCGGGTCCTGATAGCCCTGGAGCGCCAGGCCTATGGCATCAAGGAAGAGGGTGAGTTGGAGCCCGGCTCTCCGGGTGGAGGTCGGGAACTTACCGATGCTGAGCGCGCTGTGCGCCTAGCACGCGTCCTGGCAAGCAACCCTGGCGCGCTGTCTGCTTTGACTAGCGGAGGTGCGCTGTGAGCCGTCAGCCCACAACAGCTGAAATGCTGGAGATCGTCAAGGCGATGCCTGCCGATCAAAAGCGTGAGCTGGATAAGGTTCTCCTGTCTGGGGGCGCGCCTATTTGGGTGCCGCAAGACGGCCCTCAACTGAGCGCCTACAACTCGCCAGCGGACATCGTCTTCTACGGCGGCTCGGCCGGTGGCGGCAAGACCGACCTGCTTTTGGGCCTGGCCCTGACGGCTCAAGAGCACAGCATCATCTTCCGCCGAGAGGCGGTGCAGCTGGTTGGCATCGAAGAGCGCATGACCAAGATTCTTGGATCGCGCAAGGGCTACAACAGCCAAGATGGCGTTTGGCGCCTCCCTGGCTCCCGTGTGCTGGAGCTGGGCAGCGTAAAAGAGCCAGGCGACTGGGTGAAATACCAGGGGCGACCACACGACGCCAAGCTGTACGACGAGATTTGCCACTTCACGGAGTCTCAATTCCGCACGCTCAACGGCTGGATGCGAACAGACAGTCCACACGTTCGCCAGCGCATTGTTTGTGCGGGTAACCCCCCCACAACCGCAGAGGGGGAATGGGTGAAACGTTTCTGGTCGGCTTGGCTCGACCCCAACCACCCCAACCCCGCCAAACCGGGAGAGTTGCGGTGGTACATCACCAATGCGAAGGGGGATGACGAAGAGGTTGATAGCTCCGAGCCCGTCAGGGTGGGCGACGAGCTGATGCAGCCAAAGAGCCGGACCTTCATTCCTTCTTCGGTTGATGACAACCTATTTCTGTTGAGCACTGGCTATAAAGCCACGCTGCAGGCGCTGCCAGAACCCCTTCGCTCGCAGATGCTGCGCGGCGACTTCAACGCTGGTGCTGCTGACCCCGCTTGGCAGCTGATCCCGACCGAGTGGGTTAAGGCTGCGCAGGCGCGTTGGAAGCCCAAGGAATCCAAGGGTGAAATGACGGTCCTGGGCTTCGATCCGGCGCGAGGCGGCATCGACAAGTCCAGCGCAGCACCGCGTTATGGCAATTGGTTCGATCACCTGGTGACTGTGCCGGGTATCGTGACAAACGACGGTCCGAAGGCGGCCGGCTTCGTGGTGCCCCTGTTGCGCAACGGCGCCTGCATCTGCGTAGACGGTGTGGGAATCGGCTCCAGCGCCCTCGATTTTCTGGTTGGCTTGAATCTTCTGGTCTATTCCGTCATTGGCTCTGAATCGAGCGATCTCATGGATAAGGCCGGCCAATTGCGGTTTCGCAACAAGCGCGCCGAGATGTATTGGCGCATGCGTGAGGCGCTCGACCCCTTGAATCCCGACCCCATCGCCCTTCCTCCTGACGCCGAGCTGCTCGCGGATTTGTGCGCCGCTCGTTACAAGGTGGTGACCATGGGGGATAAGGCGGCGATCCAGGTGCGCAGCAAGGACGAGATTCGTGAAGCACTGGGCCGCAGCCCTGATAAGGGTGATAGCGTGGCAATGACCTTTGTGTCGCGCATCCCCTCAGCAAAGAAGGCAAAGAAAGAGAAGTCTTGGCGTGAGCGCCTGGGCGTTGGCCGCCGCAACAAAGGATCGGCTCAGGCCGCATAAACACCATGGCAAAACCAGACGACATTTCCCGCGAGAACTGGGCGCGCTATCTCTACGGCAAGGACCGTGGCCACACCCAATACACCGAGCATGCGATGCGCTGCTCTGGGATGTATCTGGGCGGTGGCGAACAGTGGAGCCCAGAAGACCGCGCCATACTGGACTCACAAGGCCGGCCGCACTATGAGTTCAACGAGGTCATGCCCTCGATCAACAGTGCGATTGGCTACCAGATCCACAACCGGATGGACATCGTCTACAAGCCGCGCGGCGGCCAGGCGGACCTGGAGACGGCTAACACTCTGACTAAGCTGGTCAAGCAGGTGACGGATGCCAACATGCTGCACTGGAATGAGACGCAGCTGTTCTCGGACGGGCTGATCGAGCAGCGCGGGTACTACGACCTGCGCATGGACTTCGACAGCAACATCCTGGGAGAGATCGCGATTGCGGTTCTGGACCCAAGCGACGTGATCCCTGACCCTGATGCGAAAGCCTACGATCCCGACCGCTGGAGCGATGTCGTTGTGACACGGTGGCTGACTCTGGACGAGATCGAGCAGCGCTACGGCCGGAAAGCACGAGATGCAGCGGCAGACAGCAATGACGACGGCCCAGACTTTGGCGATATGGACGACGAGGCCGAGCGCAGCAAGTTCGGTATGTTTAGCCAGGCAAGTCTGTACGACGCCTATAAGACCGATGAGCAGGGCTTCAAGCGCTTCCGGGTGATCGAGCGGCAGCGGTTCGTCTATGAGAACACTGCCTGCATCGTGCATCCCCACACGGGCGATGTTTTGGTAGAAGCCAAAATGGCGGACGACACGATTGCCGATGCCCTGGCAAAGGGTGCTGTGCGCGCCAAGCGCATGAAACGGCGCGTCAAGTGGGAAGTGACCACCTGGTGCCGCACGCTGCACAACGACTACAGCCCATACGAGCACTTCACCATCGTGCCGTACTTCGCCTACTTCCGTCGCGGCCAGACTCGCGGCATGGTGGATGCGGCAATTGGCCCTCAAGAGGTATTGAACAAGGCGGTCAGCCAGTTTGTCCACATCCTGAACAGTTCGGCTAACGGTGGCTGGATGGTGCAGCAGGATTCTCTGACCAATATGACCACCGAGGAGTTGGAGGACGTCGGCGCCCAGACTGGTTTGGTTATCGAATACAGGGGCGACAAGCCACCTCAAAAGATTGGTCCCAACCAGGTTCCAACTGGCATTGATCGCATCATCGACCGTGCAGACAAGGCGCTTAAGGATGTGACGGTGCCAGATGCCATGCGCGGCAGCCAAGGCCCGGAGATCTCGGGCATCGCCATCCAGTCCAAGCAGTTCGCCAGCCAGCAGCAGCTGGCCGTTCCGCTGGACAACCTGGCATACACCCGGCATCTGTTGGCCATCCGCCTCACCAAACTCATCCAACGCTATTACGACAGCTACCGCATCTTCCGCATCACGGAGATGGACCCGCTGAGTGGCAAGCCGACCGACGAGCTGTTGGAAATCAACAAGTTCGATCCAACGTCCGGCAATTACATCAACGATGTGACCGTCGGCACCTACGACGTGGTCATTTCCGAGCAGCCAATGCAGGTCACCTTCGAGAACAGTCAGTTCCAGCAAGTGATGGAGATGCGCAACGCAGGCGTCCGTCTGCCCGATGCCACTGTCATCCGCTACTCCAACCTGGCCGACAAGCCTGAGATCCTGGAGGCCATGCAGAACACCCAGGGTCCAGTAGACCCAACCCTGCAGGCTAAGGCAGAGCTGATGTCCGCCCAGGCGCTCAAGGCCCGGGCAGATGCTGGTCTGTCGGAAAACAAGGCTGTCGGTGAGAACGCCAAGACGCAATACAGCACTTTCCAGACGGCACAGATCATCGAGATGATGCCCGGTACAGCCAGCACGGCCGATGGACTGCTGGGCTCTGCTGGTTACATCGACCACGATGCGCCGCCCATCGTCCCAGGCGCATCTGGCGTGGACCAGTTGGCCGGGCTAGGCGCCCCCGGTGCTATGGCTGAGCCAGTTTTGCCGCCCGGTGCCGAGCAAAACACCAATCCCGTGCTTCCCGCAAACCCCGCTGTCGGAATGATGACGGGCATTAAAACCCCTGGGCCAGATGGCCTGCAACCTTGAAGGAGCCGACATGGCTAAGAACAGTATCTCTATGGCCGCCTCCGAGCGCGACTGGAAGGCAGAGGACGACATGCGCACCTTGGCCCGGGCAGAGGAAATCCGCAAGGACCCGGTTCGCCTGAAAGCAGCAGTCGCCAAGGCCAAGGAAAAGATGGCCGAACTGGGCGCGCTGCAGGCCATGCAGCCGGGCACCAAGAGCTAAATGACCGATTTCGTAGACCACTGAGAGGAAAAGACCATGAACATGCTGTTGATCAAGATGATGAAGCGCCTGAACGAAGCTGGTGATGACGGCTCTGATGCGGGTGGCACTGCAACCGCCGAAGACCGTGGCGATGTGGTGGACCCGGAGTTGAATGCAAGCACCCTGGCCGCACTGGTAGGCGAAGCGGGCGACCAGGACGGCGGCGAGGAAGCGGGCGTTGCAGGTGTTGGCAACGAAGCTGGTACTGGCTCAGCTGGCAATGAAGCACCAGCGGATAACCCTGAAGGCAGTGAGTCTGGTGAAGGCGTCGCTGGCGGCCGTTCAGCCGGCATTCCTCCCGCACGCTTCAATGAGGTGAACCAAAAGCGCAAGGAAGCCGAGACGGCTCTTGCAGAAGCACAGGCAGAAATCGAGCGTCTCAAGCGCGGCGTTGAGAAGCCCGTCACCCCAGCGCCTACACCGGCTGCCAATTCGCCGGCGACCGCACCAGCAGCAGCCTTTGATGAAGACGCGCAAGAGCAGGCCTACGTTACTGCATTGCTTGAAGGTGACGCCAAGCGCGCCGCCGAGATCCGCAAAGGGATCAACGCCCATCTCCGCGCTGAGGCTGCCAACACAGCAATGCAGAAAGCAGAAGAGCAACGTCTGGCTGACCAACAGCAAGCCATCGGCCGCGCTCTGGCCGCCGAAACTGCTCTGACGGTTGAGAAATACCCGTATCTTGATACTCCAGAAGGCGCCGAAGCCGTGGAGCTGATTGTGGCCGCACGGGACGCCAAGATCGCCAAGGGCGTTCCGGCGCATGAGGCCCTGCGCGCTGCAGTTGCAATGATCGCCCCCAAATTTGCACCAGAGGAGCCTGCAGCAGCCCCTTCTAGGGTTTCTAAAGATGAGGCGCAAGCTGCAGACTCTCGTACATCAGCTGCTATTGCACGCGGCGCGGCGGCCTCAGTGGCTCAACCTCCCGCGCTCAATGGTGGTGTTGGTGATCGCGCAGCAGCCGGCAAGGTAAGCGTCGAGAAGATGACGGACGATCAGTTCGACCAGCTCTCGGATGCTGAAAAACGTCGTATGCGAGGCGATTGATCAGCAGATAGGCGGCAGGGCCTCACCCATCCTGCCGCCTCAACAAGGGTGTATTCGTCTACTGGCACGACGTAAAACCGCCTGGCCCCTTGGCAGCCTATGCCATGTATCCGCAACAGGGCGGCGCATGTCCCGAACAAGTAATCACTTCTTTGGAGCATGTTATGCAGACGAATTTCGCGGGGCTCACCCCACAACAAAAGCTGGTCTGGTCGCGTGATGTCTGGTCCGCTGCCCGCGACCAGATGTTCATCAAGCGGTTCATGGGCACGAACCAGAACGCCATGATCCAGGTCATCAAAGAGCTGACCAAGACGGAGAAGGGCGAGAGCGCCATCATTCAACTGGTGGCTGACCTGGTTGACGACGGCGTCATTGGTGACAACGAGCGCGAAGGTAATGAAGAGGCTATGCAGTCGTATAGCCAGATCATCACCATCGACCAGCTGACCCACTCGGTGCGCAACAAGGGCAAGCTGGCAGAACAAAAGACGGTGATCAACTTCCGCGAGCAAGGCCGCGACAAGTTGGCTTACTGGCTGGCGGACCGCTGCGACCAGCTGGCATTCCTGACCCTGTCGGGCATCAGCTACGCCTTCAAGTGCAATGGAGCCCCTCGCGTCGGCTCGCCATTCCCCAATCTGGCCTTCGCGGCTGATGTTAGCGCGCCAACCGCCAAGCGCTCGCTGATGTGGGATGGCACCAGCCTCCAGGTATCCAACACTGGATCTATCACTTCGAGCTTCGTGCCGAGCTACAAGATGATCGTGGACCTGATCGCCTACGCCAAGGAGCACTATGTACGCCCTCTGATGGACGGCGGCAAGCAGTACTTTGTGCTGCTGGTGGCTCCAGGAACCCTGGCAGCCCTGAAGAAGGACCCCGACTACCAGCGCGCCGTGGTCGCTGTGGCGACCAAATCCGGCACCGACTCCCCATGGTTCACCGGCGCTACCGTGACCGTGGATGGCGCTGTGCTGCATGAGCACAACAAGGTGTTCAACACCAAGGGTGCTGCGGCCGGTTCCAAGTGGGGTGCAGGCGGCAACGTCAACGGCACTCGTACGCTGCTGTGCGGCGCTCAGGCCCTGGGCATGTGCGACCTCGGCGCACCGAACTGGGTGGAAAAGCTGTTCGACTACGACAACCAGCAAGGTATCAACGTCGACAAGATGATGGGCCTGCTCAAGCCCAAGTTCTACTCCATCTACGACAACAGCGTAGAGGACTTCGGCGCCATCGCTGTGGACCACTACCTGCAATAAGCAGGCTCACAGGCGGGGTCGTAAGGCCCTGCCTCTTTTCATCCCTTGTTGTTGTAAGGAGTAAATCATGCTCAAGAAAAATGCCGGCCGTCAGGAACTGATCGTGGCCACTATGTTGGTCGGTTTTGGTGACCCCAAGGCCTATGGCACTGCAGAAGCTGCGATTGACCTGCCAGGTGGCGCAGTGATCGTTGGTGGTGATGTCACTGTGCTCACTGCCTGGAACAGCGCCACGACCGCCACCCTGAAGCTGGGCGATGTTGGCGATGACGACCGCTACACCGCAACCCCCATCGACCTGAAAACCGCTGGTCGTACCGAATTGACTGTGACTGGCTACAAGACGCCCAACGCACAGGCCATCAACGCACTGTTCGCGCAAACCGGTACAGCTGCTACTGCTGGCCAGGCCCGTGTGACGGTGCAGTATTTCGTGGAAGGCCGTTCGGCTTTCACTCAAGGCTGAGTTTCTCCTCAGTGGTCGGGCCGATAGGCCTTTTCCCCGGCAGCGTCAAACCTGCCGGGTATTTTGAAAGACGACATCATGAAGTTTCGTTCTCCCACTGAGCTGGACATGCACATCAGCCTGACCAGCGGCCACACCACAATTATTACGGCCGAAGGCAACGAAATCCCCTCCATGTTCAACAAGGAGGCTATTGCTCGCGGTGCGACCCCCATCACTGGTGACGAAGCGCCGGCAGCGGGCGTATCTGCAGATGGCCGTGCTCAACAGATCCAAGCGGCATTGCAAGCCATGGTTGACGGCAGCGACGAGGGCGACTTCACGGCTGACGGCAAACCCAATCTGACCAAAGTCAAAGCGCGCCTGGGCTTTGCAGTGACCCGCGACGAGGTGGACGCAGCATGGGCCATCGTGGCTGACGCCGAGTAAGGCGGCCAAAATGACCATTGACGATTTCATCAACGCCTTTCGGACAGCAGTTCATGACAAGGCAGACCCACCATTCTGGGGGTCTGAGGAAATCGTCGGTTTCCTGAATGAGGCTGTACAAGAGGCGTGCGAGCGCGCCAAGCTGATCGAGGATCGCACCACAGGCGCTGTCTGCACGCTATCCGTCGTCACTGATCAGGACACATACCCGCTTCACCCGTCAGTGCTGGAGATCAAGCGCGCAACCATTGGTGGGCGCGTCATGTGCGAAACCAGTGTTGAGGCGCAAGACGAGGTAAGCATGAACTGGGAGCAGCGCTCAGGCCGCCCCAGAAGCTTCATTTTTGAGCCAGCAAGCGGTGCACGCGCCCCGCAACTTCGTCTTCTGCCCAAGCCAAGCGGCCCAGGCACTGTGTCGCTGACGGTGTATCGTGGCGCGCTCAAGCCCCTGAATGCCTGCTCAAAGGGGGAGTCGCCCGAGATCCCAGCCAGATTTCACACCCGCCTCATGCACTGGATGATGTACCGGGCACACCTCAAGCAGGATGCAGATGCATTCGACACTGTCAAAGCTGGCGAGCACCTGGCCTTGTTCGAACAGGCATTCGGGTCCAGAGCAGATGCCAATGTGCAGCGCAAGCACCGTGACCGCAGGCCTCCCATCGTCCGCTATCGCTGGTGAGGTTTCAAAGCGTGCCATCAAAGCCTAAGTCGAACGCCGCTGACCTGATAAGTGGCCGCGTGTCCCAGATCCCTCTTGATACAAACCTCCAAGCGCCTCAACCAACCGTTTCAGCTGCCCAGCAAATGCTAGGTAGCATGCCGTCGTCACAGCTGGTGACGCCGGTGGCACAAGATCTCGTAGGCAGGTCCATGGCTGGAGTGATTGGTGCCCCGGTCGATCTGGCTGCTATGGCGCTGGCTCCGCTCGGGTATCAACACCCCGCGCCCGTTGCTGGTTCAGAATGGATTGGCGCGCAGATGGAGAAGGCCGGTGCGATTTCTCCAATACGCAGGCCCGCAGCAGAATTGATGGCCAGTCTTGCCGCGCCGGCTGCTCTGCCAAAAGCTGCTGCAACAGCTGGTTTGGCGTTCATGGCGGCAATGTCTCCTGAGGGTAAGGCTCGATTGCTGGCTGATCTCACGGCGGGGAAGGGCAGTGGGACCTATCGGCTCGGAGATGTAACTTCTGGCCAACAGAAGGCCCTACAGCGTCTTGGCACGCCGCCAACCGAGTCCCGCGACGTAATGATGACTGATGCGGCCACTGGGCACATGCTAGACCGGCGCGTGAATCTTGATGGCTTTTCCCCTGAAGAGGTCGTCCGCTTCGCTGAGCAGGCCATGCAGCCACGATCAAGCGCTTGGGTTGATCCAGCGGCGAAAGCTCATAAGCCTGCATTGTCCAACAGCGGATTGCGCGATCCATTAACAGGCAGGTCTTACACAGCGCATATGCCAGTGGCGCCAAACGGCGAGTCGTTGGATGTTGTGACGGTCATCCCGAGAGGACTCCCCGCCAGAAAGACAAAAGCCCCTGAGTAGGGGCTTCGTCTGGACAATTCTGAAGGGGGTGGTTCTGAACTCCACCTCTCGTACATTTTGGTCAAAAAGACCAACATTGACAGGGCACAATCAGATCATCACTTTCAGCGTCATTTCGCTGACAGTTCTATTGTCGCACAATGCTAAAAACAAATAAAGCCCTCGCGAAAGGGCTCATTTGGGCCTGGGGGAGGGGACGGCTCCGACTTCCGTCTCTCGTATTTTCACAGTCCGTGGGGACTGCCATTAACACTGCACAACCTAGCTAGCACTGCCTGTCTGGGACATGGACACTGAATTATGCCCCCTACAGGGTTAGACGCCAGGTCCACCTGTATTCACACTGTATCTGTACTAAAACAGGTGGATGCAATGGCAATCATGAACGACGAAGAGCGAGCCCGGGCGCTTAGCCAAATCCCACAGGACAGCTATCAGGCCCCACGAGCAAACTCATTCGGCGACAGCGCTGCCGCCCAGAGTAATCCCTCTGTTCAACTGCGCCCATCTGCGGCTTTGGCCTCGGGCCCGCTCTCGCGCATAGCTGCGCCGCTGAACGCGCCAAGCCTCTCGGCACCAGCACCAGCCGCTCCGCCATCCGCATCCAGCCGGTTGTCAACTGTGGCGCGCAGTGGAAACTCCTACTCCGGCGGCAACATTGGCGGTGATGTGTCGGTCAATGGCGCATCTGCAGGAGGTGGCTACGTAGGCGCCGCGCCTTCCCCCGCTACTGCTTCTGCACCTCCAGCGGCCCAGTCGGCAACAGGATCGGCCTTCAATGCCATGAACACGCTGCCCTCGGCGGCTGGCGTACAGCAGATTTCCGCACCGCAGGTGTCCAACAGCTCCAATGATTTTGCAGCGCGCAAGCAACTGGAGAACCTGGCTACTTCGGCCAGCAGCATCACCAACACGGCCAAATGGGGCGGTTGGCAGCGTGGTGAAGTGCCGCCTGCTGTTGCTGCATATCAACAGGCCCTGGGCACTGATGCGGCCCTCCAGCAGGCCCAGCCCCGGCTTGAGCAGGCCGCACTGCAGGGGAATGTTGACCTGCAGCAGACTGGAATGCGGGAGCAGGGCGCTGATGCGCGTTCGCGGCTTTCGAGCTACACCGATCTCAGCCAGGCACGGCTCGCGGGTCAGGATGCTATGGCGCGCACGCAGTTGCAAGAGACTGGAGCAAATCAGCGATCCCTGCTGCAAACGCTTGGTGGCATTCAAGAAGCCGAGCTGCGCTCCACGGCTGCCAAGGCGCCGCCAGCAGGCTATCGCACGCTCCCTAATGGAAATCTGCAGGCCATTCCTGGCGGTCCTGCTGACTTGTCAGTGAGTAAAGAGGGTCAGCAGCAGACAAAAGATACGCAGGATGTGTTTTCTATCCTGGACCAGGCGCGGCCACTTCTGGATACGGCGACTGGTAGTTACGCCGGGGCGGCCGCAGATCAATTGGCGCGCGCTTTTGGCGTCTCGACTGAGGGCGCGCAGTCAGCTGCCCAACTCAAGGCACTGCAGGGTGCCCTGGTCTCCAAAATGCCAAAGATGTCCGGCCCACAGTCCGACAAAGATGTGTTGCTGTATCGAGAGATGGCGGGCCAAATTGGGGATCCAACGATCCCGGCTGACCAGCGCCGTGCGGCCATGAAGACAGTTGAGGATCTCAACCTCAAATATCTGCCCGTAGCCTCTGACGCGGCGGCATACCAGGCGCTGCCATCAGGTTCCTATTTCAAGACCGCTGACGGTTCGGTGCGGAGGAAGCAGTAATGGCCAATCCCTGGGATAACGACGAGATCATCCGCCCTGCTCCTACGCAGCCTGCAGCTGCGCCTGCTACTGCTGCTCCACCTCCGCCCATCTATGAGCCTCAAGCCACTCAAGCCCAGCCGGATAGCGCGCCACAAGCGCAAACAGCTGCAGCGCCAAGCGCGCCGGCTACAGCGCCTGCTGCGAATCCATGGGACAACGATGTTGTGATCCGGCCCGCACCCGGTGCGAAGGCTCCATCGCCTGCTGCTGCACAAGCGCCAGGGGCGCCCGCCGGCGAAGCTTCGTTCGTAGATAAAGCGGTGCGCGGCATCGGTTTGGGCACTCGCAGCCTTGCGCAGGGCCTAGCCAGCGTTCCGGCGATGGTGACTGACAACCTGATCGCCAAACCGCTGAACGCTGCTGCTGATGCCGTGATGGGCGAGGGCAATGGCCCACGCCTGCAGATGCTCAAGGAGGCCACAGGCAACCTAGCCACCCACGCTGGATTGCCACAGCCAGAGACGGCCAGCGAGCGCATCGCACAGGACATCGTTGAAGGTGGCGCAGGTGCGGCTGCAGGCGTAGGGGTTGGTGGCGTGCTCGCGCGCGCCGCTTCACCCATCGTGTCTGCAGTGGGGCAAGGCCTTGCAGAGGGTGTTGGCACCCAGATTGCCAGCGGCGCTGCTGCTGGTGCTGGATCTGGCGCCGCGCGCGAGAATGGTGGTGGAGAGGGTGCCCAACTTGCCGCCGGCCTGGTCGCAGGCCTGTCGCCCACCGTCGGCGCCTTTGCTGGCAAAGCTGCCATCCGTGGTGCCGTGCGCGGCGGTGAAGCGGGCCGCCAGCAGATGGCCGACAACATCAAGACTTTCGAGGAATCCGCTGGCATAACGCCCACTTTGGGGCAGGCCACCCAGTCGCGCGGCATCCAGGCTGCCGAGACAGCGCTGGCCAACGTGCCAGGCAGCTCGGGCCTCATGGCGCGCCGTGGCGAGCAGCAGGCGCAGGCCTTGCAGAATGCTGTGGAAGACATCACCCAAAAGCTCTCGCCAAATGCCAATGGATGGGGCGCTGGGGAGGCCATTGCCAAGGGCGTAAACGCTTTCAAGGACAACGTGAAGACGGTCCAGAAGGGCTTGTACAGCAAACTGGACGAATTCATCCCCGCGCAAACCCCTGTTCAGGTTGATCGCTCTCGCCAAGCGCTGGCGGCCCTGAATGAGGGCATTGATGGCGCCCCCAACCTCTCGCAGTTTTTCAAAAACTCCAAGATCAGCAGCATTGAGCGTGCCTTTGTGGATGACCTAGACAAGTTCGCCAAGGCCAATGTGGCGCCCGGCATGCAGGGCATGGGCGTGGCCCCGCAAGCGGGGAAATTGCCTTACCAGGCGGTGCAGAAGCTGCGCAGCATGGTCGGCGCAGAGATTGCAGACGCATCTTTGGTGTCTGATGTCCCCCGCAGCAAGTGGCGTGCGCTGTATGCTGCGCTAAGCGACGACTTGGGCACGGCCGCAGAGGCGGCTGGCCCATCAGCACAGCAGGCCTGGAGCAGGGCCAATCAATACACCAAGGCCAGTATCCAGCGCCTGGAGCAGCTGGAGTCTGTGGTGAACCGTGATGCACCCGAGAAGATCTTCAAAGCCGCAACCAGCGGCCTGTCGGACGGCGGAACTCAGATCAACCGCGTCATGAAGTCCATGCCCATCGAGAACCGCCGGGAGGTGGCCGCTGCCGTGCTGCAGCGCCTGGGTCGGGCCCGAAACTCCGCCCAGGACGAGATGGGCGCCGCGTTCAGCCCTGAGTCCTTCCTCACGAACCTGGCCGCGATGTCGGCGCCGGCGCGCACTGCGTTGTTCGCCAATTCCGGCTTCCCTGGTTTGCGTCAGAAGGTGGAGCAGATGGGCAAGATGGCCTCTCTACGTCGTGAGGGCGCCCAGGTGTTTGCGAATCCCAGCGGGACGGCGCGCCAGGCGGGGCTGCTGGGCAGCGTTGCTGGAGTGATGTCAGCCATTGCCACAGGCAATGTTGCCGTTTTGGCCGGACTGGGGGCGACCGCTGCCGGAGCGCGGCTAGTCGGCAGTTGGGCTACAAACCCAAGGCTGGTGAAAAGCTTGGCAGACACAACCGTCTTGAACCCCGCAACTCCAGCCGCAGCGATCAACGTAGCAAATCAAGCCGCCCAGACGGAGCAGCCGACATTCAGAAACCGCATTCGCGCTGGTGCCGAAGCCAAGAAGCTTGGATTGCAGGTAGTTGAGGTTCCTGGCGGTTGGCGGCTGGCCCCTAAATAGGCTCTAGCTGCATTGCGAATTAGATAAAAATGTGATAACGTTCGACTTACGTTGTTTTGATTAGTAATCGACACAACATTGCCAATTGCATGGCAGGCCTTAGATGGCGGAGCGTTTCCGCTTCTAGGGCCATCACACATGCTGATTGAGAACCGAGGTGCTGCGAGAGCGAAAGCGACCACAAGCAATTCATACGTCATGCAGTCAGCTGGACGGTTGGGCTCCTGAATTGAACAGGCCTTTAGGGCGCTACGCGGTCTTTGGGTTTGGAGTAAGGGGTTCAAGTGGATGCAGGTGCAAGCCCTGACAACCAGTCCGAGGGGAAGGGCCTCGGCACCAACGTCCTGAAGCAGGGACATCCTTTAAGCGAAGCGCACAGTTGCGATGTGCAGCCCGACCCAGACAGTGCGGCACCCCGCCGCCACTGAAAGACTTGCTGGCAGGGGAAGATAAGCCGGGGATCGCAGCCGGCCCGCTTAGAAGATGGTCAAGCAGCAATGTAGGTCCGGGCGTAGCTGGGCGCCATCAAGTCCGAGGAGGCCTAACTCCGAGGCAGATCAATCAAAGGAGTCACCGTGGGATCAGACGGAAGCATTGAGGCTGATGGTTACGCCGTTGGCGGCGGGTCGGGCGACATCTCGAAGTCTGAAGATGTCCGGCCAATGAGTGGCGACGGCTATGCAGTAGAGGGCTATGGCCTCGGCATGGACCTCAATCCAGTAAGCATTTAACCTTCGCTAACCCAACACCCAGCCTCCCGTCCATATGGCGAGTAGGTATCGAGGGCCATTCCCTGTATGAGGGCGTGGCCCTTGTCGTTTCTTGGTGCTTGAACGCGGCTTAGGGTGTAAGGCAAAAAACCTGCAAGACCGCTTTGACTGAGATAAGTGATCAATCAGGCAAAGAATCACCATTGCAAGGTATTAATGTATTATTTGCCTGATGAATTTTCTTGAAGGAATCAGGCGCATCTTTCTTTTGGGGTCGCTTGTCATTGTTGTTGCTGCAGGCGCACTTGGTTGGGAGGTTGGTGGTTCCAAATCTCAATGCAGAGTTCAAGATGCTCGGGTTCAACAAGGTCAATCATCTCAGCCAGGGGGGAAAGAAGGAAACCCTTGGGACAACGACCCCATAATTTGGGCCGCCCCCGGTACGACGGTCCCGGCTACTGGGAATTTTTGGGATAACGACGTTTTAATCCGTCCTGCGCCTGGAACGAGAGCCTCGACTATTGATGCTTGCTTGAAGGACCCAGGGCGCAACAAAAAGCGTGCCGCTTACGCGATTTTCTTTTCGGCAGTTTCAGCTGTCATTTTGTTTGCGATCTGGCTGATGATCCGTTGGGTGTTTGCGGGATTTTTCCCGAACTTACGTAGAAAGTAACGCAGGCTATCCGATTGCCTCAGCGGCCAAACATCTGCGCGACCCCAAGGATAAATAGCCCGATGCCGCCAAAGATCAACACCAAGCCAATAATTGCCTGCAGCCCGCCCCAAAGCAAGTACCGATCTTCTTTATCTTTCACCTGCTGATCAGCACGGCGCAGCAGCTCCATGTTCTCCAGGTAGGTAGGTGGTCGCTTGAGGGGGTCGAACTTGGCCATGGGCCAGATAATACCCCAGGAGGCCAGAAAGGTGCTAATTCTGTCCTGCGCCTTGGACCAGGGGCCGGCCTCCATGTGCTTGGCAGCTAGGAATAGGGCTCCCTCTAGCTCTTCCCGCGATATGCTGCCGTCCAGCAGCAGACCCTCACGAATCAGCCGGCCGCGTGTAGCAATGAATGCTTTCTGCCAGGCGCGATCTGGGCGCAGCGTGCCGGTCTGGTAGCAGATCAGTTCCTCTGCTGCATAGGCTGCGATCTCATCCGATTCCTGCCGGGCCGACAGCTGGTAGTTGCCTTTGCCGTCCACATAGGTCTGGCGAATGTGCGCCTGCAGCTGCCGCAGACCCTTGTCCCCTGACTTCGCCCCGTTCTGGATGCCGCGCATGAAGGTGGGCCACTCGGCGCCCAACCACTTGCGCATGCCGTAATGGCCGACGGCCTCATGTGCAAGGGTCTGGACGACGGTGGTAGGCGCCTGTTCTGCCACCACATGCACCTCACCACGATAAAACAAACCCCGGGCATCCTCTGGAGCTGGCACCGGCAGATGGCGAGCCGTAGGCGCGATGTGCACCTTGGGCCCGCGCTGCCAGCGCGCGGTGAACCAAGTGGTTAGGGTCGAGGCGTAGTTGGGCGGCATGGTCATTACGCTGCCGGCATGTCAAGATCTGTCATCTTGATGAGCTTGGAGCGAATCCCTTGCATGATTACGTAGGGCTGGAGCAGAGGCTCCAGAAACTTGTATCTGTACAGCCGTGGTATCCCAGTTTTGAGTAAAACTGGACCTCGCTTGTCCTCGGTGAACTCCTTCAAGTGCTGTGCGAAACTGGGTATCTCCAGTTTCCTCCCAGCGATATTTGATAGGTGGTTGCGCACGTCCTGAGCAGCAAATTCACCAAGCTCATTGGTCTCGGCAAGAGCGCAGGCAAGAAGCACTTTGCCGAAGAGGTTGTCCTTTTTGGCGCTCCGCACTGCAGTCTCGTACATTGTCAGTACGGATTGCTGAGTTGATGTCAAAGCGCGCTCTAGAGCTGCATGCACCGCATCGGTGGTGACTTCGGAGTTCTTGCTATCGAGGGCAGATCGCACAGCATGCAGAGCCAGCAAGTGTGCGTAATGTGGAAGACCCTGAGAGAGCTTCACGATCCGGTGTTTTGCAGTTGACTGAATCGTCACGCCTAGTTTTTCGCACCCCTTAACAAGGAGACTTTCCAATTCTTCGCTGGACATCCTTGGCATGCGCACTTGAGCGAGGGCTCTCTGAACCGACTGATGTTCTGTAATAAGTTGGTCAACGCTCTCTGCAACCCCCACTAACAGAACAGTAGCCTTCACGTTGTGGTCAGACAGCGCTTTAATGCAATCAGCAAATGCCCTCCGTGGTTCAGCGCCTAAACGGTCGAATTCATCAATGACGAACACTGGGATGAAGTGCTGGGACAGCTTCGTCAGGCAACGCCTCACAGAATCTGGAGTCGCGATGCCCCCAAGTAATTCTGACGCGCCCAATATTGAAAAGCTTGTCTGTGCAGTGAATCCGATCCCGTTATGTTCTTGAGTGATTCCTGCTTGTTCAATAGCCTTGCGCCATATGCTGTCAAAAGTGTCGGACGCATCGCAGTTTACGCGAGGCGACAAAACTTTCTGGGTGCCCAAAAAACTTGAGACAACGTTTGCAAGAGAGGTTTTGCCCACGCCTCGTTCGCCGTAAAGGATTGCATGTTGCCCATCCTGATTGATCACATCCACGATTTGTCGGACCTGCTCCTCCCGACCCGCGAACAAGTCCAGACCATTGATGGGGCTGGTAGGAGTGAAGACCTTACCCGCCGCTAGAGCAAGCGATCTCCAGTGGTCTTCCAGCAATTGATCTGATGCGTTCGCCATGCCCGTCCTTAACTACAACAAAGTATAGCTAATTATAGCTGCCGACGCTGCGTGCTTGCAAGAGGTTTCTGTCGTGCGACGGAGCAATGCTTAATAACGCGGATCGCCAAGGATGCGTCAATTACACGTCCACATATTCCCCTGCCGGTAGCAGGCCTGGCCTTGGGGGCCGGTCATGAAATCCTTGCTGACCTGCTGGTAGCTTCCGCCTTTGTTGTCTGTGCAGGTGCCGCCACTGCAGAAAGGAAGCTCCGTGGGTGGAACACGGATCAGCTTCTCACGGGCAATTTCAGCCTTTTCCTCCCGGGTTAGGGAGCTCCTGGAATTGATGGTGCTCTGCACACCGGCATTGCGCTCAGCTAGGTTTTCCTCGTAGCTCTTGTGCTGCGATCCGGGCGAATACTGCTGATAGCGCGCTGCCTCCATGCGCTTGGCCTCCTCGCGGCGGCGCTCCTTTGCACGCTGCTCTTGCTTGTTCAGCGTGGCCTCATAGGCGCGCAGGTCGTCGCTGTAGTTCTCCTCCAGGCTTTTCTTGCGGACCAGCAAGGCCCCGCACGGCTTGTCGGACAGTAGAAGCCTGCCGTTCTCGTCGTCGCATTTATAGATCTGAGCCTGCGCTGCGCCGGCAGCAAAAATGCTGCATGCCAAGAGGGCTTTTGCTGCGTTCATATCGATCCTTTGGGCGGGGAACATGTATCAGGGCTGTTACAGCATAGCAAATCCTCGGGTGACCCTTGCAGGGTTCGACCTTGTTGAGCCTCGCCTAAACAATGGGGCATGGCAAGGATGAAAGCAAACAACCACCAGGCCGCAGCCAGAAAGCGGGGCAGGTAATGCCACGCACGGTAAGCCTCGGCGCCATCCTGGGCCTGAACAACCGCCTGCCTCCAACACGCATGGAGGTGGCGCTGCCGAACCGAACCACGGCCGCATGGCTGCAGGTGGCCACCAATATCGACCTGACCAGCAATGGATTCATCCGGCGCCGGCGCGGCGCTGCTGCAAAGTTGGCGGGTGACTGCCACTCCGTCTGGGCGGACAAGGCCGACGCGTACATGGTGCGCGATGGTGATTTGGTGCATCTCAACGTCCGCAGCTTGGCTCAGACCACGGTGCAGGCGGGAGTGGGCCAGGCTCCAGCGCAGTACGCCCGCTTACCCGACGGCATGGTGTACTGGACCAATGGCAACCAGATCGGGCGCTTGGCCGGTTCATCGGCGCGCAGCATTGCAACGCCCGTTCCCAACCCTGTGCCTGTAGCCAGCGCGACCGGTGGCAGCCTACCGCCAGGGCGCTACCAGGTTCTGTTCACCGCCCTGGGGCCTGATGGCGAATCGCCCACGACGGAGCCCCAGGTCATCCACCTGCCAAGCGGTGGTGGCATTGCCATTGCGGGACTGACACCTGACACCTTGGTCTACGCCACGGGGCCAGACGGCGAAATCTTCAACGAGATCGCACCCGGCGACTACCTGAGCCTGGGCAACACAGGCGCTGCCTGCGGCACCCTCATGCACAAGACCATGCCAGCGGGCAGGGCCCTTGCCCACTATCGCGGCTCGCTGATGGTGGGGCGAGGGCGCTTCGTCTATGTGAGCGAGCCCTACGAGTATGGCCGGGTGAACCTGGGCCGGGCCTTTATCCCTTTCCCTGGCGATGTGTCGGTCATCGCGCCATGCGAGGACGGCGTCTACATCTGCGCCGACAAAACCTACTGGATCGCTGGCGACCCGCTGAATTCGGCACCTGTGGTGGTGCTGCCCTTTGGCGCCATGCCGGGCTCACTCGCCTATGACCCCAAGGAGCAGGCCAGCTACTGGCAAAGCGAGCTCGGGGTGATCGTTGCCAAGCCAGGCGGGATTGTGGTCGCGCCCCAGGATGACGCGCTGCAGTTTGGCAGGGCTGAGTCAGGCGCAACGCTGGTGCGGGACCAGGACGGCGAGACCCACATCATTGCCGCCCGGTTTGATGTTGAAGAACTTCGAGAGGATTGAACCATGTCTTTGAACTTCCCGGCCCAGGGCCGCGACTATTTGATGGATGTCGGTGTCCACGGCGGCACGCAGGTGCCCACCTGGTACATCGCATTGTTTGAGGGCGACTACGACTCTCAAGAGGACGACACGGCGGCCAATATCGGCAGCCGGGCGACGGAGATCACGGCCTATGCCGAGACCACCCGGCAGGAGTTCAAGGAAGCGGCGGCCACAGGCGGCGCGACCAGCAACTCTGGTGCAGTGGCACTCGTCACGCTGACTGCGCAGAAAGCTGTTTCCGGCTTCGCACTGGTGTCCAGCGCGGGCAAGGGATCGAGCACCGGCATCTTGCTGTGCTACCAGCGCCTGCCATCGCCCCGCACCTATGGCCCGGGCGACGTGGTCAAGATCCCGGTGAGCCTGTTGCTCGCCAACGCCGTTTAACTCGAACCCCAAGGAGCGTCACATGACGGTTAGTTTTTCCACTGGATATCGCAATGCATCTGCTGGCGGTCAGCTTGTTGCTGCCCCGTCCGCCCCCATCATGGAAGGCTGCGTGATCATGATTTATTCAGGTACGCCTCCAGTCACGGCGGATGATGCACTTGACAGTGCTACGCTTCTTGTGACCATCAGCGTTGGCGGCACAGGGGGTGGGCTCGCATGGGGCGCCCCAGCAAACGGATCGGTATCAAAGATTCCTGGTGACGTATGGTCCGGTATCGCCGTGGCATCCGGCACGCCTACTTTTTACCGCTACCAAGCGCCCGATGATGATGGCGCGCAGAGCAACACCCGCATCCGCATGCAGGGCAAGGTCGGCCTGGTTTCCGACCCGAGCGCAGATTTGGCCCTGAGCACCATGGCGATCACCAATGGCGCGACTCAGACCATTGACGCTGCAAGCGCCACAGTGCCGGCCAGCATGTAAGGGCGGCCATGACGCTGTTGGTAGATGCTGACTTTGGCGGGCCTGCAGGTAGCCGTATTGCCGGTCGCAATGCGGGGGTAGGGGCTGAGCTGCCTTGGGTGAGCGAGTGGGGCGACCCAACGCCGCTCATGGATGGCATGGGCAATGTTGTCCAGGAGGAAGGTCCAAACCGTGAGGCAATCCTGTCGCTTCCGCCAACCATGTTCACAGGCCCATTCTCAGTGGCCCTGCGCTTGGCCGCCGTCAGCACGGGCGAGAACAGCCCCAATGTGATCACCATCAGGATGGGTGGGCTGGATGTGTTCCTGATGAACCAGCCAGGAGCGAGCGGGGCAATCACCGTGGGTGCCATCTATGCTGGCATCGCCAACTTGGATGATGCCGTCGGCAAGCAGATCTGGTACACATTCGATCCGGTGGAGTCACGCATAACCGCTGGCGTGGGCGAAGAGATTGGCCGCGAAGAGGATGTGATCATGAGCGCCTACGGCTCCATGTACTTCTCAGACACCAACCTCAAGCTGGTGACGTATGCGATGGACGAGGGGGCAACGACGGTCAAGCTCAGCAACTTGAAGGTAGATGGCATCGGGTCCCTCAACTCGCCCGATTTCTGGACGGAGTTCGCGGGCACACGCGAAGTGCCCTGATGGACTACAGCAAGTTCCCCCACCACCGGGGCATGCCCCGTAGCCTGCAGGGCGAGCGACAGGCCAGGTTTTTGGACACCCTGGGCGCGCCGGCGCTGCACCATGCCAACCTTGATGGCAGCCGCTCGTCCAAGGTGGGCGGCCGTCTGTATGTCGATCCGGCGCAAGACCAGGCAGAGGACGGCTACTACAGCGCCGGGGCGGTGGGCGATGGCTCGATCCATGTTGTGGGCAGCCCAACGGCCCTGGGCGCGTTCCTCGATCGCGGCGTCTTTGGCAACTCGGTGGACTATGTGAACACCGACATCAGGCAGATGTTCTACTACGGCGCCGGCCTGGGCGCCATGATCCGGGTGGCCTACCGGGGCACCATGCCTGATTTCAACGGCATGCCCTCCATCGTGGCGGGCGTGTCCGTGCACAAGACGCGCAACGGCCGCACCTTTGAGCAGGTCTACGAAACCTACGCTTCTGTGCCCTACGTCTCTGCGCTCCGTTCCTATAACGCGGCTATCTTCGCCACTGGGCCCACGTTGGTGCGCCAGGGCGTGGTGGGGTGGCGCTACATGGGCCTGGGCGCCGTGCAGTTCCTGGACGGCCAATACCAATTCGTCTACATCGTGGATGACGGGATCTCCCGGGGCTATGGCAACACTGTAACCATCGCCTGGCAGCTGCCGCTGCTGTTTGAGGCCTGGTCCACGGCGCCCGAGCAGCGCTTTGCCCTGGGTAAGTACCTGCGGCCCGAATACAGCCAGGCCGGGATGCCGCACCCGATCAATGTGGCCGCCTGTCCTGGGGTGGATTTTCAGTTCTCGGACGACTCGGGCATGAACTGGGTGCGCGCCGCGGCGCTGCCCGTGATGGCCGAGTTCACCGAAACCGCCTTGGCGCTGCCGGCCGACTCGGTCCCTGCTGCTATAGCTTTCAATACGGCGGTCAACTGGGTGCATGTGAACGTGGCGCCGGTCTCCAAGCGCTATGCCGTGGCGATTATCTCGGTGCCCTATATCGAGGTGGATGCCAGCCTGCCCACCGGCTACCGGGTGCATGCCAAGGTCAAGCTGGCCCGGATCGACCACGAGGAGCGCACCATCGTGCAAACGGCGGTGCTGCACGATTTCGTGTCTTCCGGGGCCGAAGACTGGGACAGCGGCGCGGAGAATGCTGCCGCGTTCGCCAATGGCGGCTGCGTGCCTATCGCCGGTGGCGCGCTGTTCGTGCTGCGCCCGCCCGGCCAGGCCGACTACCGCGACAACGCGGCCGTGTGTCTTTTCACCACCGATGGCTATGACCTGCAGTACCAGCTCAGCACTGGCTGGCCAGGCTGGCAGGTAGGCATCCCCTTTGCCATTGATGAACGGACACTGGCGCTGCCCGTGTTCAGGGCCGAACCCGTACTGGTGGAATCGGGCGGCATGGTGGCGGCATTCGGCCAGGGGTACACGCTCATGCAATCCACGGACCTGGGCGCGACCTGGAAGCAGCGCGCTGTGCTCTCGGTGAACGCGCCCGCACCAGTCAAGCAGCTGGGCGTGTCCTACCTGCGCGACTTTGCCAGCATCACCCAGCTGCGCGCTGCCAGCTTCGCGGCCAATGCCACCCCAGGCGCCCCCTGGATTTCTGACTCTCGATACCCAGCGCCCAGCGCATAGGAGCAAGCGGTGGCCAATTCACTGATCAAGGAAAAAATCTACGTCCCCGGCGAGCAGGGCCAGGAATACCGCCCGGCCCGGCCTGCCCGCGACATCTTTGTCGACACCATGGTGTGCGGCATGCGCCCTGTCTCCAAGAACGTGCCCGGGCGCTACAAGTATGTGACCAATCCGGCCACCGGCCAGGTCTCGGCCATCTTTGTGCCCGACAAAAAGACCGGCACCGTCACCCTGGTGAGCGAGATCGAGATGACCTACGCCTGCTGGGAGGAGAAGGTGCTGGTTCACCTTCCGGCTGACCCGGGGCAGAAGGGGGTCGCTGCCCGCGCGCCGGGCTGGGACTATGCCCTGGGCTGGGAGAACGGGGCGCGCTCGCTGATGTTCGTGACTGGCGATGCTTCGGCCACCTTCCATGGCCGTGCCAGCCTCATCGGCGCGGTGGTAGGACTCAATGGCTACGAAGACCCGGTCCAATACACGGGCCTCACCACCGCTTACGGCTTCTACCTGGCCAAGGGTCTTGCCAAGGTGATGGAGCTGGGCAAGGCAAAGACTGGCTCGCGCCCCTACACCGATGCCACCGTGTTCAAGATCGAGCGCGTCGATGGCGTGGTGAGCTATTTTCTCGATGACGAGCTGGTCTACACCAGTGCCGCCACGGGCAGCACCCAGCCGCTGTGGCTACAGGCCGCGCTGTATGCCGGGGACGACGAGATCTTCAACCCTGTGCTCACGCAGCTGTCTCCACCGGACACGAGCCCAGTGACGGGCGAGCTCGCCCTGCGGCTACCCCCGGCCAATGTCGCCTTCGACAAGGGCCAGGTCCTGCGCTTGGTGCTGGGCCAGGCCAAGCCCGCCATGTCGTTTGGCAAGCTGGCCGCGCCATCGTTCGCATTGCTGAGCCTCACCCTGCCGCCGGTGCTGCCGTATGCCAATGCGCTGGTGGGTGCCGTGGGACAGCTGGCCCTGACGCTCCCTCCTGTCAATCTCGCGGCGTCGGACCGCGAGATCGGCCGGCTCAAGCTGCCCCTGCCAGCACCCACCCTCTACGGCCGCAACTGGCCCTACGGCGAGCTGCCGGGCACCTTTGGGCGGTTGATGCTGGGCGGCAAGATCTCGTTGCAGGGCCTGGTGACCCTGCAGACCAAGCCCATGCGTGCGGTGCTGTCGGGCTCTGTGTCTCCGTATGCAGAGGCTACCCTGCAGACAGTGGTGATGCGCGGGATGCTCAGCGGCGACATGACGGCTATGGGCGAGGTCACCTTGCCGGTGGTGCCCATGCGCGCCGTGCTGAGCGGGAAGATCTCGATTCTGTCGGGTCTCAATGAGGTGTTCGCCATGAACATAACTGGCGGCAACCCGGGCGGAACCACGCGCTACGAGCGCTACCCCTACAACAGCTTCGCCACCATTGGCGGAAAGCACTATGGAGCCAGTGAGGAAGGCCTGTTCCTGCTGGATGGTGATGACGATGCGGGCGAGCCCATCGAGGCCGTGTTTGGCATGGGCCAGCTGGACTTTGGCAGCCCGCAGGTGAAGATCCTGAGCTACTGCTACCTGGGCGCGGCGGCAGGCTCCATGCGCCTGCAAATCGATTCCTTGCTCAATGGCCGGCCCGCCAGCTACACCTATCCCGCCCGTGGGCACGGGGCCAGCATGCGCGAAGTGCGCTTTGACCTGGGGCGGGGCCTGCGCAGTGCCTACGCCACGCCCACTTTCTACAACAGCAACGGCGATGCTTTCGAGGTGGATGCCATTCGCTTCGTCGTCAACGAGTCCAACCGGAGGATCTAAGCCATGCCTATCGTCACCATTCCGCCCGGCATCACGGGCCCAGCCCTGCAAACCACCCAGGTCATCAACGCCAAATGGGACAACGCTGTGGGCTGGTTCAACCAGGCCTTTGACTTTGGCGCCGAGGCCATGGGACAGGTGGGCACGGCCCCCGTGGTGCAGCAGCCCAATGTTCTGCAAAATTTCGACCTAGTTGACCCACCCAGCGATCTCAGCTTCGATGACCCGACCGCTGCCATGGCGTACTTCGATGCCAAGAACTCGGAGATATCGGCCCAGATCGATGGCGCTTTCCGGTCCATGCTTGGGGAAGCCTTCCCGGATATGTCCACCCTGGCCGAGGCGCTGGCTTGGTGCCGGCGCGCTATCACGCAGGGCGGCACTGGCATTAACACCCAGGTCGAGGCTGCATTATGGGAGCGGGGCCGCGCGCGCATTCTGCGGCAGGCGGACCGCGACATGGCCAGCACCACCGAGCGCTACGCCCGCGCCGGCTGGCCGCTGCCGCCTGGCGCCATGCTGCATGACACGGCGCTGATCCGCCAGGACAGCCGCGACAAGCTGGCCGAGCAAAGCCGTGACATCGCAGTCAAGAGCTTTGAGACGGAGGTGGAGAACGTCCGCTTTGCCGTCGGCGCCGTGTCGGACATGTACACCAAGGCCATTGCTGCCGTGGGCGAGTATGTCAAGGCCATTGCGCTGGGGCCGCAGCTGGCCGCCCAGCTGTCCACCTCGATGTCTGGCCTCAAAAACGAGGCGGCGCGAACCCTGGTGGCTCTGTATCAGGCACAGAATGCGGCCATCGATCCGCTGCTGCGCCTGTCCATCACCGATGCCGAGCTCAAGACCCGGGTAGCCGAGGCCAATGCCCGCTTCAAGCAAGACACGGCCCAGATGCGCGTGCAGACCGTGCTGGCAAACGTCAAGATGATGGGCGACTCTGCCGCCGCGAGCTTGAACGGCATCGGCGCGGGGGTGAGCAACACCATGAGCACCTCCGTAGTGGGATCCTGACCTTACACCCCTGTGGGGTTCGACGGGGGAGGGTGGTTTGCCGACACTGCAATGCATGACTGCGCCCGCCCACCTTTGCTACACCATCTACCAAGGGGCCACGTTCCGGCGTGGCTTCCAGTGGTGCACGGCCCCATATCCCACGCGCATCGTCAATGGTGAGCTGGTCAATGCACAGACTGGCAAGCCGGTTCCCCCATCTGACCTGACCCCTGTAGACCTTACCGGCTGCATGGCCCGCATGCAGCTGCGCGCCGATGTCCTGGCACCTGACGTGCTGCTGGAGCTGACGACACAAAACGGCCGCATCGACCTCAGTGGCGGGGGGGGGCGTATCGCCTTCATTCTTGACGCTGCCACGACTGCCGACTTGCCCTATGGGCAAAACCCGCCAGCTGCCTGGTGTACGGCCGTGGGCCAGCTGGAGATCCTGCACCCCAATGGCGACGTGTCGCGCGTGGCGGAAATCTCCTGGAACCTGAACCCAGAGGGCACGCGATGAACTGCGATACCTCCGTCATCGTGGACCTGCAGCCCGGCGAGATTCTGGTCATGCCAGAGGACAGCCAGGTGGTTGTGAGCGAGATAGAGCTTACCGAAGTGCTGATCGCGCCCGGAGAGCAAGGCCCGCCAGGCCCACCTGGCCCTGCAGGTGGTGGCGGCGATGAATACGTGACCCGCACTGCAGGGGAGACGATTAGCGCCAACCTTGTGATGTATGACCGGGCAGGCCATGTGTATCCACTGAGCCAGGATGATGCCGAGAACATCTACGCCATCTTGGGCCTGTCGGTTTCTGCTGGCCAGCTGGGCGCGCAGATTTCGGTGCAGCGCAGCGGCACGGTGACCGACTCGGGCTGGACCTGGGCCTACGGCCGCGTCTACCTGGGCGCCAATGGGCAGCTGACCCAAACCCCGCCTACCAGCGGCTTCTCTGTGCTGATCGGCTTTGCAGCAACTGCGACCAGCATCAATCTTTCAATCAACGATCCAATCGAGGTGTGATATGCCACAAGGTTTTTTGGCCCTGGTGGGCGGCAAGGTAAAGCAGATTTTTGGCATCGCCACTTCGGCGGGTGCTGCAGACGCGGGCAAGATCCCGGCGCTCGACAGTGCGGGCAAGCTGGATATGTCGCTGATGCCCTCTGGCATTGGCACGAATACCCAGATTCTGAACGCGACCGAAGCTCTGCCAGCGGGGTCCCATGTTCAGATTTACACGAACGCAGGCGCTGCAGCTGTGCGCTTGGCCGATGCTGCCAGTGGGCGCGAGGCCAACGGCTATGTGCTAGTGGCGGTGGCCAGCTCGGCCCCTGCAACCGTCTACCCGCTGGACGGCGTGAACAGTGCCCAAACCGGCTTGACCCCGGGCGCCACCTACTGGCTGGGCAATGCTGGTGCGACTCTGGCGGCACCGCTCGATGCCACGGACGCGGCCAACGTCAACAAAGTGAATCAGATCCTCGGTAAGGCCAAGAGTGCGACCGAGCTGATTACCGACGACTACGGCTTCCAGATCCTGTAAAGCTCATGCCCATCCGCAAGCCACTGGTCCTCAAGGGCGGTATCCCCCAGCAGCTGCCTGCCGGGGACGCCGTCGTGGCGCCGACGCGCCTGGTATCGGTGCGCATGGCCGATGGCGTAACGGTGCGTCAGGTGACGGTGGGAAGTGCTGGGCCAGCCCTGGTGGTGCTCGCCGATGGCTCCAGTGCGGAGGTGGTGGCTGCAAATGCAGCGGTCTGGCTGCTGACGCAAGACCCAACCCCGCCCGATCCGGTGGACCTGTCCGGGAAGCTGGATGTGGATTTCAACGGGTTCACCGACGGCGTAACGCCTCAGGTAACAGACCTCTGGGCCATACGCCGGGGCTCGTCCACCTTCAAGCTGACCGTGCAGGCGCTGCTGACCTGGCTGCTGGGCTCTGCCCGGACCTGGCTGGGGGTGCAGACCTTCTCTGCAGGTGCGGTGCTGGGTGAGCAGTCTTTGGTCATCAAGTCCAAGACGATCGATACCACGATGACTAGCAGTACCACGGGTGCTGATTTGATTGCGCATGGCCTAGTGCAGGCTGACATTTTGAGCGTGACCGGAATCGTGAATAACACCGCAGGTAACTGGGTGCCTCCGAATAGTTACTACAGCGACGCGCAATGGAATTTTATTGTGACCAATGCACAAATCCGAGCCGTAGTCACCGCAGCTTCGAGTGCCAGCGTTTCCGGGCGCCCGGCGCGGTTCCATATTTTCTACAAGGGATGACCTATGACTACACCCCTTAAAGCGGTAGCAGCCGGCGGTAATAGCGCAGAGCTGCGCGAGTGGGTTGCTGGGGATTTTCTGCCGGTATCGCTCGGAGGCACCGGCGGCACGACGGCAGCAGCAGCGCGCAGCAATCTGGGGCTTGGCTCGGCTGCAGTCGCCGCGATCGTGGGCACGGTGTCCCAGTCTGGCGGAGTGCCGACAGGCGCGATTATTCAGCGCGGTAGCAATGCGAATGGGGAGTTTGTACGGTTTGCAGATGGAACGCAGATTTGCTGGAAAACGCAAACTGTGAATACGGCAATTTCCAACAGTGACGGTGGTTCTGTCCTCTACAGTCCAGCGGTTGACCTTGGCACATATCCAGCAGCATTCTCGGGAACAGCCCCATCTACGACCTTATCTGTCTCAGGTGGTGGAGCTGGAGCGTTTTTGACTAGCAGCTCTATATCTCAGACGCTTACGAGCTGGGGAAGTTATTACCTCACTTCAGGTGCTTCTCGAACTGCAGCCAACTATTACATCTCGTGTGTTGCGATAGGACGGTGGTTCTAATGAAAATCAATCTCTCACCCCAGGTCCGCGCCGACTCGCTGGAAGTGATCAAGGATGGCGACAAGCTCACCATCAATGGCGAGCCGTTCGACTTCACGCCTATTGCCGAAGGTGGCGTTCTGCCGGCGGCGGCCGTGGACTGCGAATTCGTCGTTGGCGATGTGTGCCGCCAGGGTGGCGAACTGCAGCTGACCCTGCTGCTGCCCATTGCCTGGGACGCGCCCGTGAGCTGCGCCTTCCCGCAACCGATCCTCAACCCCGCAGATGGCCGCGTGCCGCTGCCTACTGACGAGGTGCCCAATGCCTAACATCGACTGGGGCCAGCTCAAGACGGCCGAACAGATTGCCGATGACGAGCGCCGCGCCCGCGTGCCTGCCGAGATCAGCCGCGCACAGGGCCGGGCGATCCTGGGGCTACAGGGCCTCACGCAAGGGGTGCTTGACTACATGGCCGGCATCACCGACGAGCAAGAGGCTATGTGGGCAGACTTGGCCTGGAACCACACCAGCACCTGGCGCCGCTTCGACTCTCCGTTTCTGACCAAGGCCGCTGCTGCGCTTGGCCTGAGTGAAGATGCTTTGGACGAGATGTTTATCGCTGCCGCGCAGATCGTTATCTGATCCTCCCCCGCGTAGGGTTAGACGCAAGAGGCTGGGCCCGGGATCATGGGCCCATGAAAAAAGCGCTCGTCGTCCTTCTCGCCGCCATAGGTGTCAACCGGCACCTAAGTGCTGAACAGCGCCAGGACATTGCAACAGCGGCCTACCACGCGACGCCAGGAGCAGTGGCAGGGGGTGCAGCTCGCTACGGCGGCCTGCCTCTTTCTGACTGGCTGGTTGTGGCTTCCATCTTCTTTATCGTCCTGCAGGCAGGCTACTTGGTATGGAAGTGGCGGCGCGACTACCGGCGCGATCTCGCTCGGCGCGCGATGGGAAAGCTGGCCGACGAGACTGTGCGGGGTGATTTGTGAGCCGCATCCCCAACGCTTTGCGCGCCGGCCTGATGGCGCTAGCCGTGCTGACTGCAGGCGGTGGCGGCTACGTGGCGCTCGAGCGCGACAAGGCCGCCGCTCAGGCCATGGCCGAGCAGAATCACTATATCCAGGCTGTGGCTGCTGACTCAGGCACATCCCAGGCAGTCAAGATCGCCATGGTGATGGGCAGCTACTACGAGAGCAGCTACCGCCACATTGGCACGCCCTACGTGGACAAGCTGGGCAAGGGGCAGCCCCTGACGGTCTGCAACGGCATCACTGGGCGCGCTGTCGTGGCTGGCCGGTACTACACGCCGGCCGACTGCTACACGCTCGAGCGCATCCGATACCTGGCAGCTGAGCGTACGGCCATGGGTCTGTTCAGGCTCTGGTCCACCTACACCCCGCTGCAGCAGGCCGTATTCATCGACTTCATCCACAACAAGGGCGAGGGCGCGCTGTACACCTCGACCCTGTTGCGCAAGGCCAATGCGGGGGATGTGCTGGGAGCATGCCGAGAGAACCCGCGCTGGAACCGGGGCACGGTCAATGGGGTGTCCGTGGTACTGCCAGGCCTGCAGGCCCGGGGCGATGCCAATGGCGAGATCTGTGAGGAGGGCTTGTGATGTTTGAGCAGTTCAAGAACCCAGATGGCAAGACCTACAACGGCGTGGCCGCTATGGCGGCTGTGACTGGCATCCCACCAGACGAAATGTCCTGGATGGCCAAGCGCATTCAAGCCTTGGTGAAGGTTGGCACCCCCAGGGGGCAGATCAGCAGGATAGTGAAGGAAGAGGCCAAAGCTCGGCCCTGGGAGCAAAAGCCATGACCACCGGTGTAATTCTGCGAATTTTGGCCTGTTTTGCCCTGTTTGCCACCGGTGCGCTGGTCAACGGGTGGCGCATGAGCGGCCAGGTGGCAACGTGCGAGGCTGAGCAGGCCCTGGGCACGGCCACCCGGGCCGAAGCCGCTCGCACCCACGAAACCCAAACTGCACAACTGGAGAGCAAGCATGCCCAAGACACGATCTACAACGCCGACCGCCTGGCGAACCTCAAGACTGGCATTGATGTGGATGTGCGCGCTGAGCTTGCCCGTGCTGAGCGGCTGCACCGCGACACCGACAGCAGAG